ACTCTGACATGACTGAAGGGTCGCAACAGTTGGCTTGTACAGGTAATAACTGCGAGTTGTAAACAAAAGGGGGCCTTAGTGCCCCCGTTCTTTCAAGGTGTGTTTATGGACATTAAACGTGATATTGAGATACGCATAAGAGTACTTGAGAACAAACTACAGAAGTCTATACCTGCTGCTCGCAACAACGAGATACGGGGAGAGATCATGGGCCTGAAGTGGGTGCTAGAGCGTCTCTAGTGCCTTCTTCTTTTTTGTCTTTTTCTTCTCTTTCGTACTGCTCTTCTAAAGTTTGCACTGACTCCCTAATTGCAGAATAAAAGACGCCTTTTTCTTTTGCCCATCTAGCTTGCTCGCTTTTGCTTGCTGTTTTCATCTTTTTGTTTATTTGCTCAAAGATGTCTCGCATAGCGTAAGTAAATCTTGCTTTTCCTTTTGCGGCGTACTTTGTCTTTGCCAAATTTCCAATTACTGCAAAAGGAGCACGAACAACAGACAGCCCCAGCGCTACAGGAACATTATACGCCATAGAAAACGCTGTCCTTCCTTTTAATACGTCGAAGCCTACCCACTGAAGATATCTACCAACGGCTGTTTCTGCGGTTTGTTTTGCTTTCCTGTAAAACTCCGGCTTTACTTCCAAAAGTCTGCTCATTCTTTTTAAAAGTTCTGGAGACTCCGGGACGTTTATCGCTATAGCTTCGTTGGAAGACTCTCTTATAAGACGACCAATAATTCCTTTTAAGGAAGCATCACTTTCACCTAACTTAACTCCTTCTGACGTTTCTAGCCAGTGGTCAAAATCTTTTCTGGCTTCCCTTAGCCCTACTGCCGTTCTGCCTCTTTCTGAAACAAATGCCTCAAATTGAGTAAAATACTGGTCTATTAAGCGTTTAGCTTGTTTTCTGTTTGTAAAAGCTTTTGGATACCTTTGAGCAGAAACCTTTAGTTTTTCTTGCATGATTCCTCTAAAAGTTTCTGGGTTCACTTCAAAAAGAGCATCAGAAGCTTTAGACATTTTTATTAAAACTTCTTCTAAAGCATCTAATTGATCTTTTAGCTGAACATGAGCATCAATAGAGTTCATGTTCCCAGTAATGCCCGCTTGTTTTAATTCGTCAACAATTTTTAATTCTTTTTCAGTAACAAGCTGTTTGTTGCGGCCAAAAGGAAAAGAAGACTTTGTTGTTCTATCCATTTGGGCTTCTGTTTTTTCTCCCGTATTAAACGCCATGTTCCACAAATCTTTATCTTCTCCAGCCAACGGCCTATCTACACGACGCATGCCTATTTTATCAAGAGTAAAAGGCTCTTTAGGCGGAGGTAGTCCGTCTCCTGTAGGAGCGTCTAAGATGCTTTTTTTAAATTTTGTAAATACGCCTGCTCCTGTAAGGTCAGCAATAGACCTTAAATTAGCCGCTTCGTTGGGATACTTTTCTTGAAAGGCACTTAAAGCTTCCCCGCCTTTTTCTAAAGCAATTGCAAAAGCCTCCCCTGCTTCGGTATTCATAAAATCAGCGACGTACTGCAAAGCCTTTTGTTGTTGTTCATCTGTTGCTACAACACCAACGGCTTTTTCAGCGCCAAACACAAGGGCCTCCCCCGCAGAATCAAATAAAAGAGACACAGGTTCTGCCAGCACTTGAACAGTAACTGAACCTAAATCTGTTCCAGATGATGGATCAACAGGGGCCATCAACTTTTCAGGATCTGTCGTAAAAGTACTGCTTAAAGTTTCTGAAACTCTTTCTTGGATTCCAGATAAACGCTCCCCTGATCTTTCTAAAGGCCTTGAAAAAACACGGTCAAAAAACGAAGGCTTATCTTTAGATCCGCCCTGTACAGTGTTTACGTGCGGGTTTTGTTCGAAGGCTTTGTTGAAAAGATCATCCAAAGACTCTTCTTCAGTATCTTGTTGTTTAGCCTCCTTTTCTCCTTTAACAATTGCATCCATAGAAGGAGGCATAGAAGAATCTACAGGCTCTTTTTTAGTTATGTCATACGCCGTGTCAAATAAATCTAGCAGTTCTTGCTGGTCGTTAGCCATTATTATTCCCCTGAAGACAAAGGTTTAAATGTAGCGGTAGTTCTGTCGTAAACAAACTTCCTTCCTGTTCCGGGTTCTTGATAAAAAACAACAGTTTCGCCTTTCTTGTTTAAAACAGACCGATATCCTAGTTTAGCGTAGTTATCAGAGTTCCAGTTAACAGCTTCGGTTAGGTCACGACCCTGTGCCATAATAAGCATGGTATTTAGATGTTTTTTAATGTTCTTTAACGCTTCTCTTTGAGCTTCTTCTGACCTTGAGGTATTTAAAGTTTCAATAGAGTTTTGAAGAGCCGTTAATTCAAGGTTTGAAACAGCACCTAAGCCTGTACTTCCCCCTCCTAACTGCTTGAGTACTCTTATATTGTCTAATCCTAAGAAGTTTTTAATTTGCTGGTACTCCGCTTCTACATCTAAAGCAGCCGCTTCGTAACCAAGCGCTTCAACACCACCTATGTTTCTAGTAAGTTGAGCGCCTAAGCCAGACGGCAGGTCGTCCCTCAACAACAAATTATCAAGTTTTCCGATGTTGTGAATTAACTTAGGAATTGCTTCTGTTCTTGCTCTTGCTTCTTCTTGAGTTTCGTTGCCTCTAGGGGTCACTTCTATACGCCCCACCACTTTGTTGTCCGTCAACAAAAGCAATGTTTCGTTACCGTCAGCGTCCTTAATAGTTTGTTGATCGTACTCAACCTCAGTCGTATCAGGCTTAAACCCTCTTTCTGCGATTGTGGTTCCTTCTGCATCCACTAAAGCCATTCCAGCGTTCATTTGGTACAGCGCAGGGTTTAAGTAAGCCAGAAGCTCTTCTCTGCCTGCGTTTTCCATTGCAGTCCTTTTAAAAGGGTCTCTTGCTTTTGTCGCTTTAGCAACGGCAGCAGCCCTTAAATTTTTAAGCTGATCTATTTCACGAAGTCTTTTTTCTTCGTCTTGCACTCTTTTTGATGCTGCTGTTAACTGCTCTAAAGTACCACCAGTAGCTACAAAGTCCTGAGCGTATTCTGGAGTAATACCTTCCGAAGTACTAGCTTGAGTCAACAAACCACCAAGCCTAGCTCGTTGAGCAGCCTGTTCTCCACGCTTGCGTGAAGCATCAGCAAACTGTTGTGCTTCTTGAGTATAACCGATACCTTGTAACTCTTGAGCAACACCAGAGAGCGCAACGGGATCGGGCTCTGCCGAAGCTAAAAGTGCCTGACCTCTTTTCATAATTTCGTTAAACTTGTCTTGCTTTTTTTTAGCCTTCATTTGACCGGGGATTCCACCAATAGCTTCACCCACGGAAAACATCCCTCGTCCAAAAGAAGGCGACGAAAGCCCCTGAAGTATATTTGATGATATTTGTGCCATGATTTAATCCTTTATGTTAACTGAACAGACCAGCAGCAGCCTTTGAAACTAAGCCTGCACCTACGTTACCTATAATGTCTGCTTGGCCCATACCAGCCGAAAGTAGTGCATTAATTGCTGAAGCATAGGTTTCACCGTAAGTCTGTGCTTGTTCAGACAACGCTTGTCGTTGACGTTCTGCTGTTGTCATTCCGGGCTGTAACGCAGCCAGTAACTGACCTTGTGGCAAGTAAGATGCTTCTAGCATTCCTGCACCAAGTTTTGCTTGTCTGTCTTGGTCAGCCCTTGCAAACTCCATGGCACGTAGAATGTCTTCAGACTCTCTTTGTTGCTCTGCCTTAGCTATTGCTAACTGCTCAGGAGTTCCGCCAAACATTGCCGTACGTGTACCTAAGCGTCCCTGAGCAGCTAAACGTTGCTCTAGTTCTGCTCTGGCCTGTTCTTCGGCAGGTGCCCTAAGTTCACGCATACGGCCCAAAACGTCCTGCTCAAGTTCTTCAGAAGGTGTCGCTGCCTGACCGTAGAAGCTTGTAGCTTGCTTAAGAAGCTCTTGTTGGAGAGCCTGTTCGTCAGGAGACATGTCTAGTTGGTAAGTCGTTTGGCCTGTAGTGGGGTCTGTAGTCATGCCAAACTGTCCACCAGTAGCTGTAGTAACAGTGTAAGGCTGAAACTCCAGCATTCCTGTTAACTCGCCAGCAAGACCCGGTGTAAACTCTCCAGTGTCGGGGTCAGTGTACCCTTCTCCAAAGCGTTGAAAAGCCTCTCTTCCTAGTTTGCCAAGGTCTTCATACGATTCCGACAGAAGACCGGCTCCTCCGCCTAAACCTAAAAGCGCTAAAAAGTCTGGATCCATTAGTAAGTACCTCCGTCAATTGTTCCTGTAGACAGTGTACCTGTAAACGTCAGCGCAGGAATTGTTACTGTCCCTGTAAATGTTGGTGATGCTATGTCTGCCTTAGTAGCGATAGCGTTAGAAATTGCATCAAACTCCGTTTCAAATTCAGAGCCACGAATGATTTTACCGCTGTCTCCAGAAGGTAGACTGTCCTTAGCGGCAAAGTCAGTAGTTTTACTATAGTTGCTCATAGTACTTTACCTTTTAAAACTAATACGTTAATTTCTTGAAGAGACAAAGCAAAACCATTAATATCTGCCTCCAAACCTATGTTGATAACTCCGCCACCACCGGTAGCGTTGACTGCCCTACGTGACGTTAGTTCACCGCCCGTAAACTCTGATATAGAAGAAGGCGTTAGTGTTTCTAAATTTGTAAATGAACCAGCTATATAAACGTAGTAAACAGATTCTGTTTTGTTAAAGTAACTGTCTCCGTTAAGTAGCGCACCTCCGCCAGACCCTGTTGTAGGGGCGGATGTAAGTTCACCAAGATATTTATTAACAATAACAACACCACCAACTTCTGTTGACGATATTCCATAAGACGAAAGCTCCGAATAAGCTGGGTATTCGCCCTCGTTGTAGAAAGCAGGTTGCTGGTTACCTACAGTAAATTCTGCAGTTTTGTAGGCTGTGTCAAAGTTATAGGCCCACTTAAGAAATACTGTGGCACTGTTAGCGCCTACCAAAGTTGGCCTAATCTTCTTGACTCTTTTTAACAGCGAAGGGTCACCAAATGTCAAACCCGGACTGTAGTACTTAAAACGGTACTTAGTTCCGTTGTCGCTGTAACCACTGTACTCGCTAATGCCTTCCGTAGTGCCTATGTACAACTTACCATTCTCAAGTCTACCATAGGACGTGAACCCCGTGCCGGGCCAACGAGTCACACGGTAAGAGCCGTTTTCTAATGTGCCTCTTACGTCAAAACAATAAGTTACGTTTTGATTTACAAAAGTTAACAAATAAAAACCTTCTTCAGGACTGTAGACAGACCGGTAAAAACTAGTTTCGTTTTGCAACAAGCTAATAATGTCTTTAGTAATACTGCTTGACAAGTTAGCCATAGGCATTGACTTTTCTTGTATTGTTCTACCGAAGCTCTTAAGACCGGTATGTGACAAGAACAATACGTCAGTACCTGTGTGCTGCACAGTGTCACGATCAACGCAACCAACACCTGCTACAGTATCTGACAAGGCCATTGTAGCTGGAGTTTCGGCACCTTCGTAAACAACAATGCTGTGCTTGCCAAAAATAATCAACAGTCCGTTGTGTGCTGCTAACGATACAATCTCGTCGTAACCGTCAGGCCATACTTTGGATATGTCAATAGACCCGCTAGTGCCGCCGGACCAGTCATGACCTATCAAAAGATCAGACCAGTAGACGGTAGACTTGTCAGCACCAAAGTCTGCTGTCCATAGCCTGCCATACGCTGCTAGGACTTCGTTACCGTACATGGCGCTAGTAACTCCAGCGGCGCCAGAAACAGCACTGAGCTTAATTACAGAGCCTCCTGCGTTATCGTACACAAGGGGTTCATGGCTACGTTGGAAGAAGTATATTTTGTCGTTAAAGTTGACCATCTTCCAGTTGTCTGCAGAAATGGTGTAACTACCGGGAGTCTCGTCAGCCAACGTCGTTGTACCGCTAAGAATCTTATTGTTACCTACAGAAAAAACTTTAGTGTTGCCAGCGTCGTCTTTAAACTCTTTGATTGCTCTAAGAGTTGCCGTGCCTAATGCAGTTTTGTTTGTTGTAATAACATCATGGCCTTTACGTGCAGCAATACGACCACGCTTGTCAATTACAGCGTTGTCTGCTATTTCAGCAAACGACGGGTCTTGCTGCAGCGGAGAATCTTCTGTATTGATCCCTTTAAAGGCAGGCGCAACCAAATTTATACTGTTAAGTTTTTGTGCCATATTTTACCTCAAGGGGTATAAAAGATTACTTCTTCTGGATGCTTTTGAGCGTCTAAAGCAATAGCGTCAGACATATAATTCTCAGCAACTTTAAAGTACTCAGGAGCAGACGTGCCTCCTGTTTCTCCACGTTCACGGGCTAGTAAAGCAACAGCCAAGTGTATTACCGGCATGCTAGGTATTGTTAGCCTGTCGTCATCGACAGTCAAATCACCTGTTCTTTTAACACAGTTAAAGCGAATGGTGTACTCTTTTTCTGGAGTAGGGTAAATGTCTATTTGCGTATCGCCATTACTGTCAACACCGTTGTACGTATAACACGTAGGAGCGCTTTTGCGTGGATCAGATATTAAGTAAGCTTCATCAAAGAAAGTAGCTGTTTTGTATTCCATAAACAAATTAGCTGTATCATTGATTACGTTAAGCGCTTTAATTCTGTTCTGGCTGCCTGTTAAAACGTAATTAAAAACGTCAGCAGTAGTAGTAATTGTTAAGGTAGTCCTAAGTGCTGACCAGTCCCAAGAATCCTCTACAATTCTTTTAGCGTCATTAATAAAGTCACCAACCATTTTAGAGTACGTAGATTCATTAACCGTACTTACTTCGTCTTCACGCATCCGACGTAGTACGCCATTCATTAAGTTTAAGTATGTCATACGTCAAACATTCCTTTCTTTTGGGCACTGTTTTGTACCAAAGATTGTGTTACTTCTGTTTCAATAAAGTTATTAAGCACGTTAATAGCTCTAGTTGGGGCACGGTACTCTACAGCAGTAAACGGTTGTCTTGCCCAGTCTACATTGCCTGATAGCATTCCTGAGCGTCCTCCGCCACCACCACCACCGCCACCTGCTGCTGGCTCAGGTTCTGGCTCTGGTTCGGGCTCTGGTTCTGGCTCTGGTTCAGGCTGAGGTTCGGGTTCCGGTTCAGGAGTTATAATTACTTCGCCCGGACATTGGCCTCCTTCATGGTCGCTTGGTCTAGAACCATCTTCACACTCTGAACATAAAGGATAATCTTTAGCTCCGTTGGGGCAAGAACCTTCTACAGAGTCGGCTAAACACAAACCAGTTTGTATATCTACAGTGAACCCTTCTTTACAAGGACCACAGCTTCCGTCTTCTGCAACAGTTGCGTTAGGGTCGTTACAGGTTGGTGTTGGTTCAACAACCTCTGTAGGAACGCAGACACCGTTTTGAATAGTTCCTGCTTGTTCGTCAATTACGCACTCCTCGCCTTCTACGGGTTCGGTAGGCGCTTGTCGTACCGGCTCACATCCCTTTGTTATTTCAGAATAAACAAAACCTTCTGGACACTCTTCTGGTTTTATATCAGGCGTTGGATCTGGATCTGGATCTGGATCTGGATCTGGGTCTGGGTCTGGGTCTAAATCTGGAGTAAGAAAACTAGCACACTCAACCGGATTAGCTTCTGCATAGTCAGAGCTTTCACATGGATTTGTTGCAACAGAGCAATTACTTCCTTCTTTATCTGCCCTTGGAGTAAATCCGTCAGGGCACATACCAAAGTCATTACCACCCTCAACTACTTCGCCGCCTGTAAAATTAAAAGAATCATCATCGTTACCATCACCATCACCATTACCCGGGTCTGGCTCTGGCTCAGGCTGAGGTTCGGGTTCCGGTTCCGGTTCAGGCTCCGGTTCAGGCTCCGGTTCTGGCTCAGGCTCCGGTTCTGGCTCAGGCTCAGGCTCAGGCTCGGGCTCGGGCTCTGGCTCGGGCTCTGGCTCGGGCTCTGGTTCAGGTTCAGGTTCCGGTTCAGGCTCAGGCTCAGGTTGAGGAGTAATAAACTCTGCACATTCCTCTTCATTACCCGGAGCATTTGCATAATCAGGATTCTCGCAAGGATCTGTGCTAATTATGGTGTTAGAGATACAACTGCCATCACTGTTGTAAACTC